GCGGATTTATTGATCGCCACGGATAGCGCGAAGGGCACTTGGCCAGCCGCCTTTTGCAGTGCTGCCCGTACCTGAGATGTGTCTGTCGTGATGTTGATCTGCATGCTCATTGCTCCCAGCTCATGGCTTGTGTTTTGATGTGGTCGAGATGTTCTTGCTCTGCTCCGCTAAGCGCACATCCCGCTCCTTCAGGGCCTGCAAAACAGCCGCCCGTGTAGGGTTTTCTGGGCGCAAAGCTAAGGCGTACAGCATCGCTTCCTGCGCAGGTTTCAATGGCCGGGCCGAAGCGATTAGACGAGCGCAGCAGTGGACGCACCGTGTGTAGTAGCCACCCCAGTGCGGCTGCGTTACCGATTGCTGGCAGTCCCGACATTGGCTCACCCCACCATTCCGAGTGCAGCACGCGCACTCATGAGCGTGTAGGGCGTGACTCGCTCGCCAGCAGCATCCTTCGCAATCGCGCGGTGAGCCCAATCTTTCGCGCCACACAGGGGCGCATCGCGTACTGGCGCCAGCTTTGCCAATTCATGTGTGACCCGATCTTGGCCAGCCTTCACGTAATGCAGTTCCGGTACTTGCTCAGCAGGCAATGTGTTTGCGATTTTGCGAAACTCCAGCACTGTCGGCGGCTTGACCGGCAAGTTCTGTAAGGCCCATACAATTGCCTTTGGCCGGTTTTCATACCCCGTCATTTCGTGCGACCAGTCAGCCTTCACATCCGCAATATTCATTCCCTCCCAGCGAGATGAAAAGTCACGGCCATAAACCAATATCAGCTTAGTAAAAATCTTATCTGTCCAAGCAGCGGGAAGGCTCATTTTGCAATCTCCAAAATTGTTGCGGAATTGACCGATCGAAAGTAATCGGCAGCGTCTTGATTGGATTTTTGAGTTGGTGCAGGCCGTGCCAGTTCGGGTGAAATTTCAGCAACACGCAGGCGGCATGAGCGCTGGTAGGCCGTCTCAGACTCTTGCTGCGGTACCGCCAGCGCAGTGCTGGCCAGCTGAGCTGCATCAGCCATTCGGCCCTCGACCATCGCCAGTGCGTAAGCAAAGTTTTTTTGCTTCTCGGCGCACTCTCGGGCAACGCCAGCGAACAGTCCGATGTCTGCGCCTTTGTCGATCAAAACTAGCAGCTTGGGGTGCGAAGGGTTGGTTGCCGTCATGCCTTCGGCTTTCATCGCAACGCAAATTGCACCCGCAATCGAAGGGCGGACAACGGCTTCATCGTGCGCGTACTGAGGTTGAGTTGTTAAACCGCCCTTTTCTTCTTTCTCTATCTCTTTCTCTTTCTCTTCTCTAGCTAACGCACTACTAACGCTGTGTGCGTTAGTTTTATGATGACTTGGCGTTAGTACAGCGTTAGCGTCATTAAAGATGGGCGTTAGCTGTGCGTTCATTTCATAGTCATCCTGCGTTAGCTGTGCGTTAGTCTCCTCGCTGTAGGGCGCTGTCTGAGCGTTAGCTTTAGAGCCTTTTTTTGTCGTCGCTGGTAGATTTTCTGAAGCGTGATTAGCAACACGCTTTGCGACTTGGCAGCGTTTTTTAGCTGATGTTCCGTTATGTTTAACAAAGTCAATAATTCGCACACCGTCTGAGCTTTCTTCAAGCCACTCGATACTACAAAGCGCAGCGGCAAAGCCCGGCACACCCGTCTTTCTATCAATACCCTTGCACGTCAGACCAATCATCAGGCCGTCTTCTGTGTGTTGGTCAGCAGTGGCCCATAGCCAATACAAAGAGCCCACAATGGCGGCCTCAGAACTATCAGTTGCGTCCACCAGGCGCGCCACTCTAGGGTCATCCCACAGGTTGCCGCGCATCTTGATCCAATCGCCGGCCATTAAAAAACCACCGTCGATGTGCAATTAATTTGAATTTTCATGATCACCCTTTCACCACCTAAAAAAGACACAGCGGCAGGCAGTAGGTGAGACTGCTTTTCGGCACAGGGATCAATCTGCCGCCTAGCCTTGTGAAAACTCGACATAGATATCAGTAAAAGTCGGCTGTTAAAGCCGGTGCGATAGGCGCAGCAGGAGTTGCCGCAAAAGATCTAGCACCAGGCGCGTAATACGCATAAGAAGAAGGTGAAGCGTGTTGAGCCATACCGGCTGGCAACACCTCCCAAGCTGATCGGCGCTTGACTGAGCGGCGCAGCAAAAACCCATCCAGTGCAAGGAAAGTGAGTTCTCGCGACAGACTAGACTTTTCGATCAAAGCATCCGGCTTGGCTTGAGCTCTTAAGGCATGCAGGATTTCAGCCAGCGTCAGATCCAATCGTCCACGCCGCTGGGCGAGCAATACGATATCCAACGCGTTATGTGCCAGGTGTGACAGCTTGCGCGGTTTGTCAGCGTTTGATTTATTCATTGCAGCTCCTTAAAAGAAAACTCTTTGCAGCCCCGACGCGTCAAAACCCGACACCTTCCCGTGCTGGGAAAGACAAACGAAAATAATGATGTGGCGCGGCGAACGTAGTGGCGGCAAAGAGAAAGTGGCGAGCACCCACTGTCAGTAGATAATGGTGTTGCAACACAACCAAAACTACTCAAAGGGGTGCTCATAAATGGAAACCTCCGCAGCTCTTGCAGCTCTTCAAGCTAGCTACGCCTTCCTTAAAGATGTCGGAGGATTTACCCTGAACGTGCGCGATAGCCATAAATTTGCGGCCATCAATATCGACCTCACGGACAAAATCATGCAAGCGCAAGCCAATATCATTGAGGTACAAGACGCCATCGCCAGCAAAAGTATTCTTTTGCGCGCTCTCCAGGAACGCGTTGCAGAAATGGAGCGCGATCATCGGGAGCGCAGCAGATACCAACTTGCAAAACTGGGCACTGTCGGGGATTTCTTCGCGTATAAGCTGCGACCTGCGGGCGAACTCACGGAGCGGGCCGATGAGCCGGAGCATTTCTTGTGTCAGACGTGTTTCGATGCTGGCAAGAAGAGCATCTTGCGAATCAGCAGTTACTCCGCTTTGTGCCACTTGTGCAAGGTTACCGTCCAAACTGTGAAACCCCATGTCACACAAGCCGTCCAGCAAAGGGGAAACAGTTTCAATAGGTACTTGTAATTTGCTTAGATCATCCATATCAAACTCCAACGCGAATCATTTGAGAGAAATCTTTTTTCATACCATCGCCCCGCGTAGATAAGCAGGTTTTCCAGCCTCATGCATCGCACACATGCTGGCCACGCATGTCTGTCCCTTGGCTACCAGCTCGCCAAACTGACGCTCAACTTCGCGTAGCTCAGTCAAGCTCACTTGACCGTCAGACAAGGACTCAGCAGCACTGGCCATGAATAATCCAAACTCATGCGCGGCATCAGCAAGGCATTTAAATGTTGGTCCATTAGTGCCCTGATCTGGTGGCAACGGAATCAACAAAGCACCGGCATTTACTGCCGCAGCCGTGACCGGAGCGAGGTGGTTCGGAACCTTTGCGGCAAGACAAAGCGATATCAGCAACTCTTCATCGTCAACGCCCCACTTGTATCCATCAACACCAGTCAATTCTTTGCGCAGTGTGTCTGGGCGCTTACCCATATGCGCAGCAAGTGAGTCAAAGTCAGGGAAGCGGCGAGCCAAGTGCAGCGCAGCGATACGTCGGTTCATAGCCAGACCTTTAAAAAATGGGGGTGGGAACAAATACAAAGCTTTGGCAAACTGCATTTATGCGAAACCAAAGCACTTTTTTTAATAACCATGAACCGTGTGACATTTATTGGCCTGTTGTTCATGGTTTAGGTGGCTGTACAGCGAAAGCTGTGGTTAGTTGCGCTATATGAGTGGTCTCGGCACAATGGAAAAATCTATTTTTAGCAAAATCAATTTGCATAGGAGACTCCATGACCATGACAAAACTCGGTACGGCCGGGATCAAATGTCCAAAATGCGGAGGCAATCAGTTCATCCAAGGCAACACGCCAGAAATGGAAGATCAGATAAGTTGTCTCAGTTGCGGCAACTTCTTCAGTCTTCAGTTCGAGATCGACAAGATGGCCAAGGCGTTCAAGATAAGGACCGCGGAAATACTTGGAAAAGAGCTCGAGTAGAGAGGCCAACTTTTCCGCTTGGCTTGTCAGTTGCGACCGAACAACTGAAATTAGTTTTGCTGCGGCGCTCATGCCACCGCCTTTGCGGGCTCTGTGAGTTCAGGCCAGATTTGCTGCCAGTCGTCGGGGCGAAGGTCTTGGCGCGTGACCGCGCCTTTAGTGGCTTTCTCAATTGCGGCACAGTGCTGAATGGGGATGGGCCGCAATCCTGTTCGCCACTGCTGAATGGCAGACGGGGATATGCGCAACGCCCGAGCCAGATTGGCTTGTCCCCCAGCCTCTTCACAGGATTTGTTGGCAATATCGTTTATGTTCATGGCCTTAAATTTAGCACAGCTAAAGCAAAAAAACAAGCCATGCTAAACATGTATTTCTATAGCATTGCTATATGATCGAAATAACTAACCAGCAACAGGAAGCTGATAATCTGTCGCGACTGTTTTTGAGCGTAAGTAATAAAGCCGCTTTTGCAAGAAACTTTAAGGTGCCTGGCGGCGCTTCCATGCTGAGTCAGCACTGCAGTGGTCACCGGCCAATAGGTCTAGATGCGGCGATTGCATATGCCACCGGCTTCGGGGTTGAAATCGTTGAAATCAGTCCGCGCTTGGCCCAAATGATTGCGCTGGCAATGGGTCGTCAAAGCAACGTGACCCCTGGACCAGACAGCAAAGGCAAGGTGCCTTTGATTTCATGGATTAACGCTGGCGAATGGTGTGCAGCGGAGGACCCGCACTTGCCTGGCGAAGGCGAGCGCTGGCTTGATTGCCCAGTGGGACACAGCGCCAGCACCTTCGCGCTAAGGGTTCGCGGTGACTCTATGACCGCCCCGCATGGCAACAGTCGCACCTACCCCGAGGGGTGCATTATTTTTGTAGACCCTGAGCAACGCGCTCCGTCGAACGGTGAACGGGTGGTTGCCTGTCTTGAGGGCACAAACGAGGTGACGTTCAAGGTATACAAAAACGAGGACGGCCGGCAGTGGCTGCAACCCCTCAACACGTCACACGAGCCAATACGCGACAACTTCAAGATTCTTGGTAAAGTTCTGGGAAAGTGGGAGGATGGGTAAGCAGCTGGCTAGACGCTCAGCAAGGGTTGACTTGACTATCACCGTTCTAAAAACTGCGCGCATGCGGAACGTGGAGATCGAAAGCCTAAGCAGGACTAGTCTTTTTGATTGGTGAGATTATTCATAAGCAGAGTGAGCGGATTTGAGTGGCTGTGCCTGCAATACTTGCATGAGGCGCAATCATTAAGCCAATGCTGTAATTAATTACGGGAACATCTTCCTTAGGGGTCGTCTGAATAACTCACCATCAACAGGCGTAGCGAGTTATTTAGACCGTCCCTGACAGAGCCTGTATTGTTATGTCGCATCTTATTATTCCGATGAGGCCATCATTTGCTGGGCGGGTACAAAAAATCTGAGCATGAGCCTTGTGACAAAACAGAGTTGTTCGATCTCAAACGACAACGACCGCCTTACGGCGCTGTCAAGCCGGTAAAAAGAGCCTAATTCTCACGTTGATGATGATGCGATCTAAATGTTTGGTCATACTAAAATGCTAAACTAAAAAAATGAACATGAATCTTTTGCAGCCATTCGCCGGGCAACACGCAATTCAATCGGCTGCGTTTTCGCTTGAGTTTGCGAAAGAGATGGATGTTGCTGAATTACAGTGCCTTCGTGTAGCGGCGGCAGAGCTGAAAAATGACTTTCCAAAGTTGACAGATCAGAAACTAACCACAATTAGCTTTCAAATTGGATCGGGCGAACAGGATGCATCGATTCCGCAGACGGCTGCGATGGATACAGGTGGATTCATTTTGGATCGCCCGAGTTCTGAGCAAGGTCAGGTGCAATCCCTTCGTTTAATTGTGGTTTCGCGGAAAAGCATTACTGTTGTAATTAATGACTACACACGGTGGGAGAAATTTCGGTCTGATATAAATTCTTATCTGTCCATTCTACTTAAAAGTATAAATGCGCAAAAAGGCGTTTTGGGTATAAGTTTACAGATTGCTGATGTCTTCAATTGGCGTTCCGATCCAGCCGATCTTAATGTGGCTGAAGTATTTTCAAAGGAGTCTAAATATCTAATGTCTAATGTTTTTGAACCGGATATTTTATTTTGGCATTCGCATCATGGGTGTTTGCTTCAGCAAGCATTGCCTGTGAATTTCCAGCAACTGGATAATATAAATATAAATAAAACCTTCAGTACTGGTGAACATCAGTTCCAAATATTGACATCCCATAAAGTCACTTTTCAAAGTCCGCTTTATAAATTTCTTGATGTCAATAAAGAAAAAGTTTTTTCCATATTAGATAACCTTCATGTAAGAAATAAAGAAATTCTTAAAGATGTATTGATGCCGAAAATACAGGCGAAGATTAACCTCAACGGTAAGAGGAAGTAATATGGAACCAGTTTCTACATTTATTATTTTGGGTGCGATGCTAGTGGCCACTCCTGCAACAAAGCAACAAGAAATAGTTCACTATGGGAGCTCTTCGAAAAGTCAAAAATATATTGATGCTGGGACTGATTTTGTTTTGCCTGCTGGCTGGAGTGGTGTGGGTGTTCCCAAAACACAGAGCTTAATTGAAGTAAGTAAATTTCATAAGTTACCGGCAATAATTCCGCGCGAACTTTTGAAGCGTGAAATCGTTGCTTACTGTCAATATGGGAACGGATGGAATGGTCCAGATACGGTTGGACCTACGTCTGAACAAATAACTTCAACGAATGCTTTTGTTGAGGCTATCCCAGCAAGGTTACCGCTCCCTAGGCCTATGCTCTCAGCTAATGGTGAAATTGGTCTTTATTGGGATTTGTCAGGAGGGTATGCAGAGGCCAGTTTTGAGTCAGACGGGAATATGACTTTTTTTTCGCGCACCAGGTCGGGGAAAGAGTATTTTAAAGACAATGTTCAGCTGATAAATATTAATGACAATTGGTTCTGGAATGCCGTTGGTTCATTAGATGTGCTGGACGCTGTTGCGTAATTGCTTGTAAATGAATTGCCGCGAGTTTTTTGAATCTGTACAGGATGACACTGCTTACTGCAGAGCATTGCAGACACACCCCGAGCACATTCAAATCGGGTGGGAAGCGGAACCTGCATCAACGGCTTCACCTTCACCTATAGTTAGTGGTGAAGTACTTGCGCGTCAGGTAATTGACCCAACCCATTACGATACTGTTGCCAAAAATATTGCACCTACGTTCTTTGATGATGTTTCGAGTCGTGGTGCGTCTTGTCACCGCATGAAGCACATTACAGTCGAAAAGATTAAAGAGATGGCAGAGGCGCGAGTTGCCATTGTGAATCTAGATCCCCCGAAGACTGGTATTCGAAGAGCTATTGGATTTACAAAGCTTTCAGCTTTAGAGGTGAGGAATGTTTATCCTGAGTCATCGCCAGGTCGGCGAGGGTCCGCTGTATACGATACGGCGAAATCAGACGATATATCTCATGCTGACATATGTCAGTTGGTGTCGGGGAAGCAAGAGGGAAAGAGCGTCAGAGCTCAGCTATTTATGCTGGCAAAAGAGCGGCTAGAGTTGTTCTAGCCGCATGGTCGGCTACTCGAAAACATTGACCATGTCGTTGTAATTGGTAGAACTATCAACCAATCGTCAACGGCATAGCTGGATTTATATAGCCCATACAGTGCCGTCCTAGGCGCTTCTATGTACTTGATTTGCTGGGCAATACAGATCTAAAGCAGTAAGTTTAGATGGACTATGAGCTTCAACTACAGGAGATGAGATGCTAATTAAGTTGATGATCATTGGTTTGGCTGCTCTTCTGGGTTTAGGCGGTTTCACCTACGTGAGCTATGACGAATGGTTCAAATACCCAGCCTTACGCGGCTACGTTAGCAGTCAAATGAAAGACCCAGCCAGTTCTAAGTTCAGAGGAGAAAGGATTAGTTCAAGTGGCTGGCTCTGCGGTGAAATGAACGCTAAGAATAGCTACGGCGCTTACATCGGGTTCAAGCGGTTTATATCTGTCTCGCCAACAAGCGCTTATGTTGACGGGATGGGATATGTCGGAATAGAAAGAGAATCGTCAACAGCTGAAATTATTGATCTTCTTGATGAGCGAATAAAAATCTTGAAAGAAAAAAATACCGAAAATGCAAAATATGGAAATTTAATCAAACTTTCGCAAAAAGAACTTGACGAAATGGTTGCAGCTACTGTGTTCAATCGTAGATGGGCGGAAAGTTGCAATTAATCAGAATGTCAACTGATTGAACGTAAGACAGCTCACTTCATGTAAATTTTTTAGCTCTTTAGATAGCTTTACAACCGCCCACTGAGGCGGTTTTTTTACGCCTAAGGGTTTTTATTATTTTATTTTAACAAAATATTTAGCAATGCTATTGCTTTTTACGTTTAGCTCTGCTAAAGTTTATTTATCGCAGCAAAAGCAGCGACAACGGCATCGCCCGAAATTGATCTTTAAAAACTGAGAGTGATTGAGAGAGGCGGAATGCGCAGGCTGATGCGCTGACTAAGACCCAAGCGTGGAGCCGCACAAATTTCCGATGTGGCGTCGGTAGCCGCAAAGCAGAAGCGCACTTGGTGAGGAACCTGTCGGGATGCCGGAGACCAGCACCGGCCTGCCTCCCTCAATCACTTTCAAATTTCCCGCGTAGCGACGACAGCACTTTCAAGGTGACTAGCGTTTAGCAGCGGACCGATCCAGCGGGTAGCTGGATGAGGCAGCACGGCCAATAACAGCAACGTGCCACTCACTAAGACCACTGGCTCAGGCTTTTCGGTTTGGCGTCCTTTAGACGTGGTGATAACGCTGGAACCTGCAAAGGGATATGCCAGCGCAAGCCATTCAAACGAGTGGCATCAAGAAAGATCACGCGCAGCAGCAGAAGCCATTGGCCGACGGGGAGCGTGAGCCGGGGTGATCTTTCTTGATGGCGCATGACTGAATCTGGGGCGACAAGATCGCACCTTGGGAGCTTTTTTTAACCTACACCAGACCGGAGCAATCATGAACACTGCCACACATCAAGCCTTTTACTGCGCGACCCGACTCACAAGACAGGATGCGACAGCGGATTCTTTAACTTTTAAGATCGATAGGATCACCATCAAAATGACAATTGCAAATACAGCGAACCAAATGTTACTGCACAGCATCCGGCGCCTGTGTACCAGTGAGCACCTTGTAGGCAATCAGGCTTGCATAATTCATTCGAGCCTGGGCATTGAAACCCAATCAAATGGCAAAACACCATTCAGGGAAATGATCTGGGTCTATATCTACACAGATGACCCTGAAGCCTTTAGCCTCTTGGCTCTTGCGGCCTACCTCGGCATCCCGCAGCCACTCATCGAAAGTGCAATGCAGTTTGTGACTGTCTTCAAAAAGCGTCATCAGCCTGTCAAAGTTCTCCCGCTTGTACCAAGCCATACCGACAGCTTGAATCTGTTTGGTCATAGTGATCCCCCTGATAAATACGAAAGTTTAATTTTCCGCTCACATCAAGGCACTAGCAAGTCATCCAACGCAAAAGAACTGGCAGAAATACTGAGCTGCAAAAACATCGTTGATGACTGGAACCCTGATATCACCGTCATTAAAACCGGAACGCCATACCAGACCAACGTTGAAATGCCATGAGGTGCCGGATGAACACTAAACTAATGCGGGTTCATATTCGTGGACTGGAGATCGACGCACAGTGCGGGAAAGGCGGCGTCGTAAACCTCGTTGTTCAAACACAGCAAAAGCACAAAGGAGTCTGGGGGCACTTGCGCCAAAACCTTGCGAACGCGCTCTTTAGCGCTGGTAGCATTTTCCACTCCGGCAATGAACACGCTGCCCTGCGGGTAGTTTTGCAAGTGGTGGGCGGAGCATCTATCGACGATAGTCAGCCCAACTGCGCTGACACGAGCATCAGCCAAGTTTGGCCCATTCAATGTGCCAACGGTGATGCCCACTACATAGCTCTTTTGGTCCACGAGGGTGTCAAACGCCATCACGATGGTATGCCCGTTGTGACCAGCCAATTCACTACTTTGCGGGGGCAAGAAGGTACTAGTGATTTTCATATCAATCAGTTTACTGGCAGAAAAGGCGGTTGTATATGAGAGACGTCAGAACACTAGCACTCGCGCTGCTCTTTGCTTCGGCACTTTCTACAGCTTACTTGCTCGATGGCCCCAACGACATACAAGCAGCACAAGACACTGCAGATGACGCGGCATACGCAGCGGCCCTAGCAGATGGCGGCAGAGCCACCTGCGCAGCCCTAGGCCGCGCCCCGAGCGGGACAGTTGATGGTGACTTGATATGCAGATTGCCTGAAGCCACCAAGACAGTCCTACAAGCCCAGCTTTAAATTGCTGCAGGCAGATATTTAATAGGCAAAAAAACCTTTTCACGTTTTCTTTACTAAACGTAAAAACTGTTTCTCGATTTTTTAACCCAGCAGCAACCCCATGACCCAAACGCAAACCACCTCTGCCGCTACTGATGTGAGCGAGTTCTTTTCTGACCTTGATGGCGGCATGCTTGACCGCAAGCTATCCATCGCATTGAGCCAGTGCGCAGCTGCCGCTGTAGACCATGGCAAGGTCGGCGAGGTATCAATCAAATTTACTTTTAAAAAGATTCCCGGCACACACCAGGTGCATTGTGAGCACTTGCTCAAGTTCAGCAAGCCAACCCTGGACGGCAAAGCTGGTGAAGAAGAAAAGCGCAGCACGCCGCTGCATGTAGGCAAGTTTGGTCGACTGAGCATTGCTCCCGAAAACCAACTGGCATTTCTTGACCGTGCTGGCCAGACCATCGCATAAGCCATTTCTAACCCCTGACCATTCCACCTGATTTTTAACCCAATGAAAGTAAATTCTCATGATTAACAAAGAAGCTATCCAAGCACTTCAAGAAGGTGAAAGCATCCGCGCAGCGAGTGCAGCCGTTGAAAAAGCTAACAATGTTGTGGCTCTTCCTAGTGACTTTAAACTGCACGATGTTGAGCATCTCAACGAATTTCGTCGACGCGCGCGCGGCACGATGAACACTCGCTTCATTGCTCCTTTCTCAGCATATATAAAAACTCACCTTGAAAATGGTGCAACAGTATTTATAGACCCTGAGGAATCGACGGCTACTGCCGTCCTGAATCTGGGAAATTCTTTGAATCCCGGCCATGCCGACAACCTTGCTAAGTTGCAACTCAAGCGCACGGCCTCTTATGCCGCAATGTGCAACATCACCTCTGGACCGCGCAGCCAAGCTGATATTGCTGAGTTTCTGGAAGACTGGCCACAGGTGCAGTGCTTCAATGAAGAAATAGAAATTAAGCGCACACTGGCTATTGCTGCTGTTCGCAAGATCACTATTGACTCAACACGCAAACTCGAAACAAGCGAGCAGCAGCTGGGCGCTACGCGCTCTGCGTTTGAGAGCGTTCAAGCCAGCAGTGGCCAAGACCCATTTCCAACGCTGCTTTACTTCAGGTGCAAGCCTTATTCAGATTTGTCCGAGCGCCTGTTTGTGTTGCGACTAAGTGTATTGACCAGCGACACCAAGCCCAAAATTGTGCTGCGCGTACAAGCCGCTGATACGCACGCCGAGGAAATGGCAGAAGAGTTGGCCAGCCTAGTCACAGCCGCATTTCCTGAGTCTACTGGGTTAAATGTGCTAGTGGGCAGATACCAAAAAACAGCATAAAGCGAAGACAAAAAAGCCTGCTTGCGTTGGCCAATCAAACGCAAGCAGCCATCAACCTGCAGCACCTAGCGAAGGAGCATTGAATTGAGCCCAACCCTGAATAAACCCAACATCATCGGCCTGAGCGGACCCGCCGGCAGCGGTAAAGACACTGTTGCCGACCTTCTAGTGACGCATGCCAGTTTTCACAAAATCTCGTTTGCCGACGCATTGCGCGCAGAGGTAGCAAACGCATTTTTAATCGACCAAGTTTTTCTGACTCAGCGCGAAACGAAAGAGCAGCCAATGCGTTGCCTGGCATTGAGCCGCTGTTTAGATCAAAACTTTGTCATAAAAATGGTCTCCGCGCGCGAGCAAATCGAACCACTGTTTGACATAGACGCACCGCGTAGCCCAAGACAAATCATGCAGTGGTGGGGTACTGACTATCGACGTCACCAGCAGGCAGATTATTGGGTCAGTAAGGCCGCGAGCAGAATCAAGTGGTTTCATCAACGGCAGGGATTTAGTAGTCGCGTTGTGGTGACGGATTGCCGATTTGCAGATGAAGCCGCTATGGTGCGCGAGCTGGGAGGTCAGGTCTGGCAAATTAAACGTGACGGCACTCATGTGATGCCAGGTGCACACGTTTCAGAAGTGAGTGGCGCCGAATTTCAGCCAGATGTGATTTTGAACAACAACCACACAGTCAAGCATTTGTGCGAATGCGCATTAGAGGCTTACTGGACCAGCTTCACTGGGATGGCGCCGGGTAGTTTGAATGTACGAATTGACGCGCCGAAGGAGGCGGCATGACACAGACCCGCCTAGGAAGCCTAATCGAGTCCCTGATTAACGTGCTTGTTGGATTTGGTATTTCATTAGCACTGACGGCAATAGTTCTGCCGGCTTACGGCCATGAAGTGACGCTAGTCGACAACGTCCAGATCACTCTGATATTTACGCTTACTAGCATTGCCCGAAGCTATCTATTGCGCCGTTACTTCAATGCCCGCATTCACCACGCAGCACACCAATTGGCCAACAAAGGAGCACGAACATGACAAAAGCCCAAACTAACCCTCCATTGACGCCACATCCAAGCTTCGGGAATTCATCCACGACAGAAAAATATGACGGAGCCGAACTCAAGCCCTTTAATGCGAGACCCGGCTCGCAAGACAGCCTGTTGATTCCATCGCTGATCGGATCAAAGCGAGTTTACCGAAAGGATGCCAAGTGAGTAATTCTGAATACTGCGCATGGGCCGAACAGCAAGATGCAGCGGGTAGAAAAGATGCGATGGGGTGGTCTTTTACCTCATGGCTAATTACTATTTACCAGCCTGAAGGACAACCAGCGATAAACGCTAAGGGCCACATGATTTATGAAACACAAAATAAATTTAAGGCAGGTCGCATTGCGCCAGATAGTGGCAAAAACTTAGAGCTTTTCTCATGAGTCACGGACGCAAGCAACCCCGCCAGCCGCGCTGGCCAGCCAATCCTCGTGCGCATGAATCAACCTGCCATAAGTTGCGCATATTTAACACCGAAGAAGCCGCAGAGTTGAGCAATGAGACACGTATAGCTTGGTTTCACCTCACCAACGGGAGCGGCACAACAGCGCATTTCGACACAGTAGCGAATTCACTAAATTCCGCTTTGATGATGTGTGAACCTATTAGCCAAGAAGCTGTAGACGTGGTGATCAGGGCGCAACTATCGGCGGTGGCGATGCAGTCGCGCTATCACCGAACTGGCACTTTTAGCGCGGATGCAGACGCCTTGGCCAACGTACCGGACGGACTTGATTTGTATGACCAGTTACTGACATTCTCGAATCCTCTACAACTTGTGCTTGCCGTCACAAATTCGTGGAAGCGTATTGAAGACGGTGATGTCTTAGCTTCGGTAGGTCCACGACTGGATCTGCCAGCATGGCAATATCTGACGGATGCTGAATTATTAGAAATATACGACCATGAAAATTTTGGTTTATTTTGCGACTTAGAGGAGTTCAGAGACATTGCGAAAGTTATTGAAGCACAGGCTAAAAGGAGAAACACATGAGCACAGCCCCATACGTCACTGTAGATCTGGCCGCCAGCCTCACCGGATACAGCGAAAAAGCTATACGCCGTAAGATTCAAGACGGGATCTGGCTAGAAGGCCGTGAGTACCGAAGGGGCCCAGACGGCCGAATTCTTATTTCAATCAAAGGGTATCAATCATGGGTGGAGTCAACATCAGGCCAAACTCGATCCGCGTCACGTTCACGGTCGACGGCAAGCAGCAGCATCGCACCCTAACCTTGAACGGCAAGCCGATGCCCCCGACATCGGCCAATCTAAAGTATGCCGAGCGCCTGGTGGCCGAGATCAAAGAGAAAATCCGACTCAGCACTTTCAGCATGGCTGAATACTTTCCGGCAGCCGGCGATGGTGGAAAACTAACGGTAGGCGCTCAACTCGACACCTGGCTCAAGGGCCAGCGCATCGAGGAGTCCACTCGGGCAGGATATGAGTCTTGCGCCAAATTTTGGAAAATAACGGGTTTGGGAGATAAGGCGCTGCGAGCTTTGCGCACCAGCGACATCCTTACAGCCTTGGCAACACGCCCGGATCTGTCTGGCAAGACCGTAAATAACTACGTCCAGGTGCTGCGCGAAGCGGTCGAGCTAGCCGTCACCGACAAGATTCTGGTTGACAACCCAGTTATCAAAGTGCCCCACGCCAAACACCAGAAGGAGCCGCCTGACCCGTTTAGTCGCGAAGAAATGGAAAAGGTGCTGGCCAGCTTGGCAAACAAGCACCCAGGCCAAATTTCCAACTTTACCGAGTTTTGGTTTTGGACTGGCATGCGCACGTCTGAGATCTTTGGCTTGCGCTGGGACAACGTGGAACTGGCCAGCGGCTCGGTGGTGGTGAGGGAAGCCGTGGTGCGCGGTGTCCAGAAAGACCGTACCAAGACCAATGTGGAGCGTACGGTCAATCTCAACAGCCGTGCACTGGCCGCCATACAGCGCCAGCGCGAACATACGCAAGTTGCAGGCGAGCATGTCTTTACCGACCCTAGGTATCGCACAGCTTGGGTAGATGAGCGCGCCTACCGCAGGAGCTTTTGGACGCCTACCTTGAAAATTTTGGGAGTTAGATACCGCAGGCCTTACAACATGAGGCACACATACGCCACTGTAATGTTGATGGCGGGGATGAATCCAGCGTTTTGCGCGAAGCAGCTGGGGCACAGCGTTGAAATGTTCCACAAGACGTATGCCAAGTGGTTGGACGGCGATCAGAACGTGCGCGAGATGGCACGACTAGAAACTACTTTATGCCCGGGTTATGCCCAGAAAAAAATAAAGGCTCCGTAGAGCCTTGATTTCATTGAGTATTTAATGGGGTGGCTGATGGGGCTCGAACCCACGACAACAGGAATCACAATCCTGGACTCTACCAACTGAGCTACAGCCACCGCAAGACA